CCCGGCAGCTATTGGAAGTACGCCTACCAGTTGCCTGGCGATCGCCTGGGCAACCCGATGGCGGTATACCCGAGCAGCAATGTAGGCACCCCGATCGACAAGGACTGGGAAATCCAGGGCGACCAGCTGCTGACCAACCTGACCGCGGTCTTCATCGACTACCAGTACAGCGTGCCCGAGTACGCGATGCCGCAATACTTCGTGCAACTGCTGAAGTACCAGATGGCCTGGCACATTGCCGAGGCGATCACCGAGCAGGCCGACAAGTCGCTGCGCTGGCAGCGGGTGGCGCTCGGTGACCCGGCTGAGAACATGCGCGGAGGCTACTTCCGGCAGGCCTGCCAGATGGATGCGCAGGGTAACCCGAGCCGGGTGATAGAGGACTACACGCTGGTGGCGGTGAGGTACTGATGCCGCGCTTCGTCGACCTGCAGAGCAACTTCTCGACGGGTGAGCTCGATCCGCTGCTGCGTGCGCGGGTTGATCTGCAGGCCTACAACAACGCGCTGGCCAAGGCTACCAATGTGCTGATCCAGCCCCAGGGTGGGCTGAAGCGCCGGCCTGGCACCAAGTACATCCTAGAGCTCCCCAACAGCGGGGCTGAAAGCGCCGGCAACGGGGTGCGCCTGGTGCCGTTTCAGTTCTCGGTCGACGACTCCTACATGCTGGTGTTCACGCACCAGCGGATGTACATCATCAAGAACGGGGTGGTGCAGACCAACATCAACGGCAGCGGCAACAACTACCTGACGACCAGCATTGGCAGCAGTATTGTCGACGACATGTGTTGGACACAATCGGCTGACACGCTGATCGTTGTCCACCCTGACCTGCAGCCGGTGCAGATCACGCGCACCAGCGACACGGCCTGGACGGCCACGACGATCACGTTCGACTCGATCCCGAAGTACGCATTCAACATCGGCTTTCTTACGAACAATGGTTCGACGCTCACGCCCAGCGCGGTAAGCGGCAACATCACGCTGACGGCCTCGACGACTCACCACGACAGTGGCGCAGCGCAGGCCGGATCGGCGACCACAATCACGCTGAAGTCGACCGCGAGCGCCACCAACGATATCTATAACGGCATGTACGTCACGATCACCAGCGGCACGGGTTCGGGCCAGATCCGGCTGATCGTGGACTATGTCGGCAGCACCAAGGTCGCGACGGTGGTCGAAGCCTGGACGACGGCGCCTGACGCCACCAGCAACTATTCCGTAACGACCTGGACGACGCAGTCGGTCAACCAGTACGTCAACGCCAGCCCGCAAGGCCGCGCCAGGATCCTGCGCTACGTCTCGGCCACGGTGGTCGAGGCGGTGACCGAGTACCCGTTCTTCAACATCAGCGCGATCGATGCTGGCCGCTGGGAGCTCGAGTACGGGTATGTGGATGTTTGGAGCTCCGGCAAGGGATGGCCTCGCTCTGTCACCTTCCACGAGGGGCGCCTGTACTTTGGCGGCAGCAAGTCGCGGCCATCCACAATCTGGGCATCGAAGATCGGCCTCTTCTATGACTTCGTCCCGACAGAGAACCTAGACGATGATGCGCTCGAGGCCACGTTCGACACCAACGACCTGAACGTCATCACCGACATCATCAGCGGCCGTGACTTCCAGGTGTTCACGACCGGCGGCGAGTTCTACGTCCCGCAGCAGGGAAGCGATCCGATCACGCCGCTGACGTTTACGTTCAAGAACGTGAGCCGCAACGGCATCAAGCCTGGCACTCGGGTGCAATCACTCGAGTCGGGCTCGGTCTACATCCAGCGCCAGGGCAAGTCGCTCAACGAGTTCGTGTTCAACGACACCCAGCTGACGTACATCACGCAACGGATTTCGCTGCTATCTGGCCACCTGCTGAAGGGGCCGCAGCGGATGGCCATGCGCAGGGCGACCAGCACCGAGGAAGGTGACCTGCTGCTGATCACCAACACCGACGACGGCAGCATGGCCGCATTCAGCGTCATGCGAGCACAGCAGATCACTGCGCCGTCAGAGTTCATCACCACTGGCGACTTCGTCGATGTCGGCATCGACGTGACTGACATCTACACGGTGACCAGCCGCATCGCTGCTGCAGACCTGCTACTTGAGAGCGGCAGCAATCTGCTGACCGAGGACGGTGAGCCGATGCTGCTCGAGCATGGCGGGCCGAAGTATTTCGTCGAGCTCTTCGACGATAGCCTGTATACCGACTGCGCGGTCACTGGCGGTGCGGCATCGAGCGCATCGAGCCTGCCGATGGTCAACGAGATCGTCAACGTGATCTGCGACGGGGTGCCGCAGGGCGATGAGGTGGTGAGCGCCGCAGGCACCGTGACGTTCGACCGGGCATCGGTCTACACCTACGAAGTCGGCCTGCCCTTCACCGTGTACGCCAAGACGATGCCGGCTGAGATCCAGCTGCAGACCGGCAGCCGCGTGAGTTTCAAGAAGCGGATTGTCGAGATCAGTGCGGTGGTGAAGGACACGCAGGAGCTCGAGATCAACAACCAGCCGGTTGCGTTCCGGCTGATGGACAACCCGCTGCTCGACGAGCCGGTACCGACCTTCACCGGCATCAAGCGCGTGAACGGAGTGCTGGGCTACGACCGCGAGCAGGCGATCGAGATCTCGCAGACGCTGCCGCTCAAGATGACGCTGCTGGGTCTTGACTACCGCATCGCGGTTTATTCGGGGACATAGGATGGCCGACGTTGGTGGCTACGATCCGGGTTCTGTAGGAGGCGCACCAGCTGCAACTGCAGCCGCTCCGTTCCTGTCCACAGGGCAGATGTATGGCGTCGCTGGTCTGATCGGCGCGTATGGCGCAGCGCAGGCGCAGCAGGCCCAGGCAATCAACCAGCAGACAGCCTACCTGGTGCAGGCCCGCGACACGCTCGCGGTGGCCGAGATCAGGGCCGACATGTCGGAGCAGTACGCCACCATCCAGGCCGGCCGCATGCTCAAGCGTGCCGACATGGAGGCGATGAACTACAAGATCGCGGGCAACACGCTGCTGCGCAATCTCCGCAAGACCAACGCGGCGGCGCGTGCTCGGGCTGCAGCCTCCGGCGTGGCGCTCGGCGAGGGCAGCATCCAGGGCATCCAGACGGCGAACGTGCAGGCGGTGATGCGCGACGTTGACATCGCCGAGCTCAACGCGCTGACGGCGCAGGTGCTCGGGTTCGAGGATGCGTCGGCCATGCTGCAGTCGACAGAACTGCAGGCGACTCTGTCGCGCTTCCAGGCTCAGCGACAGGCAGGTGGGCTTGAATTCGCTGCAGCCACTGCTCGCCGGACTGGCGGTCTACTTGCTGGCGCGACGTTGACACAAGGCCTTATTGGCGCTGCGAGGACGCTCTGATGGCGACGATGCTCGAATCCGGTCAGATCATGTTGCGCGGTGCGCAGGGCGGCGTGCCGATGGCGCAGCCGCAGCTGCAGGTCGCCGAGCCGATCGCAGCACGCGCTGCAGCCCAGCAAGCAGGCACGCTGGCGCAGATGCTCGACCGCATGAGCGAGAGTGCGTTTCAGCAGGCCGGCAAGCTCGCACAGCAAGAGGCGCTGCAGTTCGCCGCCGACAACCCGATCACGCCGGAGCAGATCGAGCTCGCCAAGAACGGCGCGACGATCGTCCCTGGCCTGGCCGGCAACATCTACACCGATGCGCTGCGCAAGGCCCGCGGGCTGCAGCTGGCGAGCCACTTCGAGATCGAGGGCCGCAACGAGCTCTCGAAGATGCTGACTGAGATCCAGAGCGGCAAGGCAACTGGCGAGCAGATCAGCCAGAAGATCGCCACATTCACCAATGGATACAGCAAGGCGCTGGCCAGCCAGGATCCCGAGGCTGCCATCAAGTTCAGGGCGACGATGGCCACGCACGGCAACGTCGTGCTCAATGCGGCCTACGAAGCGCAGATGAAGCGCGATCAGCAGCAGAAGCTCATCAAGCTGGACATGGACATCGACAACGTCGGCAAGCTGCTCTATGCCGCTGCGACGCAGGTGCCCGATCAGTTCGATGCGCTGGCTGACATTCATCGCCGGAACATCAGCACGACCGCGTTGACGCTGGGCAACCTCGGCGTGCAGAAGGAGTACAGCGACAAGTTCGAGAAGATGGTCAGGGCCGCGAAGGTCTCGGTCATAACCAACCAGCTGCAGAACGACGCCTACTTCACCAACACCACGCAGACGATCGCCGACATCCGCAGCGGATCGCTCGGCATGGGCAACAAGTACAACAACATGCTGATCGGCCTGGTTGCGACTGAC